CCAGCGCCTTGTCCGTGAGTCCCAGCTTGGCCAGGGCCTGGTCAAACTTCTCGACATCCTCGGGCTTCATGTCCTCGCGCAGCGCCTTGAGGCTCTGCTGCACCGACCCGGACACCGCGCTGGAGGTGGCGTCACCGAGTGCCCCGCCTGCGGACACCAGGGCGTCGTTCAGATCGGCCTGGGCCGCCGCTGCCTCGCGGGCGGTGAGGGCCACCGAGGCCAGGAACTGCTGGTGCTTCTGCGCCGCCGTCGCGGCCTCGTCGGCGGACTTCTGCGCCGCGTTGCCGATCAGCTCGTAGGCCCCCATGACGGTGCCCGCGATGGCACCGATGCCCGCGCCCGCGACGGTGCCGACAGGGCCACCGACCAGCGTGCCGATGCCCGCGCCCATGAGCGCGCCGCTGCCCATGGAGCCCAAGAGACCGAATGTCTTGCTGGCGTCGCTCTTGTCCGCGCCCAGTAGCTGGCTGGAGAGCCCCAGCCCCGCTGCCCCGGCGGTGATGCCGATGGCCCCGGCGTTGTCGCGCAGCGCGCCACGGATACCCCGTCCACGGCTGCCCACCGCGCCACCTGCCGCACTGCCTGCCGAGGCAGCGGCCGTGGACATCCCTCCCAGCTTGTTGGTCAGGCCGCTGATGATGGGACCGAGGGTGCGCCAGGCCAGGAACCCGACCACGACGGCCTCCAGCAGGCCGGGGATTTCACCCAGCGCGGAGACCACGTGACCGAGCGCGCCCACGATGGGCAGGATGACCTTGGACCAGGTCGCGAAGCCCTCGAAGACGTGGCCCAGTATCTTCCAGATGTCGGCCAGGATGGAGCCGAACGTCTTCATATCCTCGCGGCCGTCGCGGAAGAACGCGCCGATCTTGGACTGGCCGTCAGCGCTGTTGACGAACTTGTTCATCGAGCCGGTGGCGCGCTCCAGCCAGCCGAGGAACCCGCCGTCGCCGCTCAGGCTGTTGTTCATCTGCCCGGCGGCCTTGGTCAGGCCGGTGATGGTCTGTACCACGTTCAGGATGGCGTTGCCGAACGCGCGCAGGCCATTGAGGCCCTCGTCAATCCAGCGGAACATGTTGCCGTTGGCCGCGTTCTTGGTCACCCAGGTCTCGAAACGGGTGGTGACCTTGGCCAGGCCGTCGCCCAGGCGGGGCAGAAAGTTACTGCCCTCCTTGGCCAGCGTGGCCATGCCGTGGATCAGCGGGTCGATGGCCGCGTTGGCGCGCTTCTGGCCCTCGGCGGTGTTGCCGAAAATCTGGTCCATCAGGTTTAGGTTGCGGTCGCTGCCCGCGCTGGTGGTCAGTGCCTTGAGGGTGCCGCGCCAGCTGTCGGCAACGCCGCCCATGCCCTTCTGGACACGGGGCAGCGCCTTGTCGGCCAGGCCGCGCAGGTCGTCGGAGAAGCCGGTGAGCATCCGTTCCTGGATGTTCTGGCGAAACTCCTTGAGCGGACCCTGGTTGAGCACCGCGAACGTCTTGACCAGCTCGCGCCCGGCCGGGGCCAGGTCTTTCATGGCCTCTTCGGCCTTTTTGAGGTCCTTGGGGTCGCCCGACTTGAGGGCCTCGTTGTAGGCCTTGGTCGCGTCCGCCAGGCCGTGGAATCCGATCACGGCGGTGCCGATGCTGGCACCGGCCGCCGCGAAGATACCGGGGATGGCCAGACCGGCCTGGCCCAGCTGCTGGACCGCGCCCACGAGGTTGGTGACTCCGGTCAGCACGGCCGGAACCGCACCGGCACCCAGGGCCACGGTATTCAGACCCAAGGGGCTGGTGAGGAACCTGAGGGCACCGCCGCGCCCACCACGGCCACGTCCAGGGCTGCCGCCTCCACCGCCACCGCTGCGCCCGGCCGCCAGGTCGGCGGCACGCTGGCGGGCAGCGGACTCCTCGGCCGCACGGGCCAGCCGCTGATAGTCGTCAATGCGGCTGTCGGTGGCCGACCGGGACCGCGCCGCCGCGCGCAACAGCTCACCCTGCAATGTGGACTCGGCCTTGCTCAGGTTGCGCGCCGCAGCCGCCGCCTGCGGGGACCGGCGGCCAAAGATGTTGACGGCCTCGGTGAGGTCGTTCTGGGCGTTGGCCGCGCTGCGCTTGGCGTTGGTGAGGCCGTCGACCGCACGGGTCTGGCGGTTGGTCGCGGCGGTGTCCCGCTCAGCGGTACGGGATGCGCCACCACCGGGGGCGAACGCGGCGGCGCGTGCACGGGCCAGCGCGGCGGCGGTCTTGTCGGCCTGGCGCTCGACGGCGATCAGCGAGGCGACCTGCTTGCCGCCCGACTTACCCCCGGCGTCAGCGGTCTTGGCGTACTCGCGCTGGACCTTCTGGAGCTTGGCCTGGAGCTTGTCCAGGGCCGGGGCGATGGCGTTGCGAACAGCCTCACCGAGCTGGGCGGAAAGGTCATCCGCGTCTACCTCGACGCCAAACTTGATCTTCCCGACATCGGTCACCCGGTCAGGTTATCTGACCGACCGTCGTTTCCCGACTAGTCGTCGGTGTCGGCGTCCACCGCAGCGGTCACGATGGCGTTGAACAGCTCGCCCACGGTGGCGACACTGTACGCGTCGTCGTCGGGGTCCATGAGGCGGGAGAACACCCGGCCGTAGGACTCGGGGCTCAGGTGCCGGGCAATGAACAGGCCGGTGAGGTCGTTCTTGACGCCCAGGCTGACGTACTTGCTGGAGGTGAGGCTGAACGCGGCCAGGGCCTGGCGGGTCGGGACCCGGATGCCCAGCTTGTCGCCTTCAAACTCCAGGTAGTCGTACGGCCACACCTCGGCGGCGTCCCTGTCGATGTCCCAGCGCTCGACCAGGGCCACCGCCGTGCCGGGCGTTGGCTCGGGGGCGGCGGGCTCCACGATGGGCTCGGGCTTGACCACGTCATCGTCACCGGCCGCGATGGCCGCGATGTCGACCGGAGCGGGGTCCTCGCCGTACGGGTTGGGGTCCTTCTCCATCAGCTCAGCCGGGGGCTGGAGCTGGTTGTCGTCGTTGGGGGTCTCGCCGAACGTACGTGGTGCCATGGTGTGCCTTCCCGGAGCCAGTGTCTGGTCGCGAGGGTATCACCTGGCTCGGGTAACTCAGCCGGGGTGGAAGTCGTAGACGCGGGGGTCCGAGGCGGCTACCCGGCGCATGGCGTTGCGCAGGAACGGCCGGGCGGCGGTGCCGGGGTGCCAGACGGACTGCCGGAAGACCACGCGGCCATGCCACTCGAAGCGCAGCGACCCGCCGGGTCGGGCGTTGATGCGGTGGGCGCGGCTGCCCTGGTGGACCGGGGCAGCATAGTCGGCCGTGGCCTCGACGCCGCCGTCCACGTGGAAGGGCCGGTACTGCTGGGGTAGCTCCCCGATGGTGCGGCCCAGGTTGCCGGTGCGGACCGGCACGTCGACCTTGGCCTGGGTAGCGCCGCGTCGGGTGATGGAGCGGTGGAACGCGCGCAGGTCCCGGCCGGTCTGCTGCTCCAGCCTCCCCTCGTTGATCTCGACGCGAACGCTGACCCGTGCCACCGGTTACTCCTCGGTATCGGGGGTGTCCAGCGCGCTCTGGTAGGCGTCCCACGCGGCGATCAGCTGGGCACGGTCCAGGCCCTCGGTGACGAATCCACCGGGGTGCTGGGCAAGGAACTCGGCCCAGTCCTCGCGGCTGGCGTTGCGCGCAGGAGGGTTGACCTCGTCGGGCACCATCTGGCCGGTGCCCTCGGGCTCGGGCACGGTGTCGGCCGACACCACGAAGGCGTACCCCGCCAGCACCAGGTACTCGGCCAGCGCGTCGTCGCTGCGAACCACCCGGCGCTCGCCGCGCGGCAGGTAGGCGCTCGGGGTGATGCTGCCCTCGATGGTGATGGACTCGGCCATGGTTGCTCCTTAGTAGCTCGCGTAGAGGATGCCCGACCAGGCAATAACGCTTCCCTCGGGACCATACGGAACCAGGGTGTCGGTGCCGACCTGCTGGTTCGCGTCATCGGCGCGGTACAGCTTGGCCGCCAGGCACAGCGCCTCCTCCAGCCGCCAGGCCACGTCCATGCTGATCTCGGCCTCGCGCTGGTACGCGGCCCAGCTGGGGCCACCGCGTTCGTTGCCCAGCTCGGCGCACCAGCCCACGCCCAGCTCCACCTCGATGACCCGCGTGAGTTCGCACGGTGTGGCCGAGATGGTGGGGTGGGGGAACTGGGCGCTACGGAACCGGCGGCGCACGCGCTGCCACACGAACGGTTCCTTGCAGCCGCTGCTGCCGGTGGAATGCGAGTCCCACGCGGCCAAGGGCAGGCCGTCGCCTGCGAACGTCCGCACGTTGGTGGTCGTGCCGACCTTGGCCGGGCACTGGTCGTCAGGGCCGAACAGCTCGCCCAGGGCGATGGTGGTGTGCACCAGCACCTGGAGCGCGGGGTCCACGCGGCACGCCATCAGATCACGCTCGGGGCGGCCATGAGCGCGTTGGGGTTGACCGATGCCAGCCACATGTCGACTTCGCTGATGCCGGTCTTGCCCTGGCCGTAGATGGTTGCCGGGTCATAGGCGCGATAGGTGA